GATGCCCTTAAACGACACAGACATTTAAGGAACGGACACACATACGATCCTTCAAAGGCTGATAAACGCTTTTTTTTGGCAAAAGCTATAAAATCGGCTCCCAAATCTCCTGTATATGGACCGATCTCAATGACACTTGAGTTCTATGTCGATAGACCAAAGGCACATTATCGAACAGGAAAGTATTCTCATATTTTAAAAGATACTGCACCTACCTGGCATATATCCAGGGCTGACATAGATAACTATGTGAAGCTGGTCCTGGATGCTTTGAATGGTGTCTACTATAAAGATGACAGCCAGGTGTGTCATTTAAAAACCATTAAGAAATATTCAGCGAATCCCAGGACAGTAATAACTATGACAGGTATAGAATGAAAAAACAGGTTGCATTAGACTTAAAGAAATCAGCAGAAAAGGTTGCATTTAATTTCAGTAGACCTGAACGAGAAAGAAACTTTATGCAGGAAACTTTTCAGGTCAAAAGCATTCATCCATTAAGCGAGTCTACTGCTTATGTACAGTTTAAAAAGAATACAGGCAAGGTAGGGGTAGCATTCTTTTATTATGTCAATACCAAAGGTGGAAGGTGGTATTACTTTTTCCCAACTTACGATCATTGTGTTGGTGCTGAAAAGTTACGAGATGTTTTACACGATGTCGAACAGGAAAACTTCCAATACAATTTTAAAACCAATGAGTGAGATCAAATTAAACACCAAGCGTACAGGTTGGTTAGGCGAACAAGCTGTGGCTAAACACATTATTACAGAGCATGGTTTTGATGTGTATATACCTGTTGTAGACGATAAAGGTGTGGACATGATTGTAGATACAGGAAGGACTCTCAAACGAGTTCAGGTGAAGACCAGGAAAAGTAAGAAATCAAATACCAGTGTAGAGGTACGATTAGGTCAATACAAAGGTTCTAAAATTGATGTTATAGCTATTTATTATGTGCCAAAAGATATTATTGCATATGTCCCTTATAACAACGAAGAATTTTTAAATCTTGCATTAACAACAGCAAAGAATAATCAAGAACAGGGCAGAACCTGGTTCTATAAATACATGGAGTTTCCATTATGAATGGTTGGATTAGTTTACAAAAACAGGTAAGAAAAAATTGGGTTTGGGATGATCCAAAATACTTCAGGGCATGGGTAGATATGTTGATGATGGCGAACTATTCAGATGTTAAAAAACCTTATAAAGATAGCATTGTTTTAATCAAAAGAGGTGAGTTTCCAGTGTCCTATCGGAAATTAGGTGAGAGATGGGGTATGGCAAAAAATACAGTGATACGATTCATAAATAGGCTAAAAGCTGACACAATGATTGACACACACACTAATTATGGGTTTACCCTCGTGAAAATCTTGAATTATGACAAATATCAGAACCAGGTTGACACAGGAGTTGACACAGGGAGTGACACACCAAGTGACACAGTGACTGACACAGTAGGTGGTACTACTATAATAAAAGATAATAAGATTAATAAAATAAATAAGTTTAGGGCAAAGCCCAAAAACCTGGAAATGGTTGTAGAATTTTTCAAATTAAAAAACATTCCAGATCCACAAAAGAATGCAGAAAAATTTTATAGTCATTATGAATCAGTTGGTTGGTTTCGTGGTAAGTCAAAAATTAAAAATTGGAAGATGTGTGTAAGCCAATGGGATTTTACAAAAGAAGAAAAGAAAGTACAGAGTATCCATACTGTTGAACAGGTTTTCGGTAAGACACCAATGGGTGAATTTAAAGTCTATTGCAAAAATGAAAAATGCAAGTCTTATGGTTCTACTTTGTTTGCCAAAAACAAATTTGATATTCAAAAGGGTTGTAGGTGTGGGTATGGATACCAACCTGATCGACCAAAAAAAAAGATACTCAACCAAAAAGAAACTTATCTGTCCAACGAAGAAATATTCAAGAAGATTGGTTTTAATATGAAGTCGGTTGCATGAGCCATATTATTGATTATATCATTGGGAAAACTACAGAAGCATCTGTTCGGAATAGCAACAGGGTGAAACGAATGAGAAGGGATATCCAGGGAGAACGAGCCGATAAAATTATGAAGTATTGTTCCGATTGTGAGGAAGTATGGGAGTTCAATAGATACGATCGCAAGGTAACAAGTAGATATCAAATTATTTATTATTCTCACATTCCAACCTTTAAAAAAGAAAGAGAATTATGTCCAAGATGTTTGGCAGTTCCCAAATGGTGTGATCTATGTGATGAGGATAAGCACAGATCCGAAGTCACAAAGGATGAAGGGATCTGGGTGTGTGAGACCTGTAATGACAAATATCCAAAAGAATGACACGGGCTAAACAAAATGTATTTGAAAAGATATCCAATTAACTAACTAAACACTAATCGTTTAGCTTGTGTCAGAAACAAAGGGAAAAAATGAGATATTATTTTGAAGCAATATTTAGCGTAGAGTATTTCCCATACTGGGAGTTCACCATGTTGATGGTATTACTATTGAATTTAAGTATGCTGTGGAGACTTCACAGGATTGAAAAGAAAATAGATAGATTTTAACAAACCCGTTTTGGGGCTGTTATTTTCCCTAATGTTAAAAAAATAACAAAAAAGTAACATTGGGCGTATGAATTTGTTAATAGATGAAACCAAATTTGCCCAACAATGGGTGAAATTACTTTATATATTGTTCAAGGGATTATTACCCTAATTGCATTTTATCTGGGGGCTTGGATATACCATCGAGGTCAGATGGATAAATCCCCTTCTCCTACTTTAAATCTAAACCAAACTGAACCAGAGGAAACTCCAAATTGGGACCAGGTGTGACTATTAATCTCGATTATTCCTTTGATGACTTTGATGACATCCAGGTGTTGTGGGCACATTTGGCTGTGAGTTCCATGAGGTTTGGTTACTACCCTTCTGAGGTAATCATTGCCTACGCCTGAACTGACTGCGAAACAAGAAATGTTCTGTAAAGAGTACCTGATTGATTTGAATGCGACACAAGCCTGTATTCGAGCAGGATACTCCCAAAAAACTGCAAAAGAGATAGGATGTGAGAACTTAACAAAATCTCACATACAGCAGGAAGTACAGCGTTTAAAAGCTATTCGGGAAAAGAAAGTTGGATTAACAGCAGAGAAAGTATTAAAAGACATTGAAAGAGTTAGGCAGAAGGCAGAAGGAAGCGAACAATTTAGTGTCAGTTTGAAAGCAAGTGAACTCCAGGGGAAACACCTGGCCATGTTTACTGAAAAGCACCAGGTGGATGGCGAAGTAAAAATGCCAGTAGTACAGATAGAGTTGGCAGATGTATAACTGGTGGAGAGGTGTACTTCACTTTCTTCACTTTCCCTCTATAAATGATTGAAAGTGAAGATAATGAAGATAATGAAGTGTGTGTCTCCGCTTGGAGAGTTATTTAATGTCTAAAATTAAATTAAATCTAAATCAAGCCAGGTTTATGAACTGCGAAGAACAGGTAATAGCCTTTTTTGGTGGTATTGGTAACGGGAAAACCTTTGCAGGAATCTTAAAGGGAATTACCAGAGTCCTGGATCCCAAGCAAAAGCCACAATTAGGGATGATAGCCAGGCAGACCTATCCAGAATTACGAGACAGTACACAACGAACCTTTTTTGAACTATTACACTTATGTGGATTTCTTCCAGGTGTACACTATGAGTACAAGAAGCAGGAGAACAGGTGCATATTTGCCAATGGGCATGAGATCATATTCAGGTCCCTGGATGATCCTGCTAAACTATTATCGATTAACCTGGGATGGTTTTACATAGACCAGGCAGAAGAGGTATCTGAAGAGGTATTTCTTACGCTCCTTGGTCGTTTAAGAGCAGTATCCACTCCGCAATGCTGGATCACAGGTAACCCATTAGGGCATAACTGGGTTTGGCATCGATTTATCCATGATCCCGTATCAGGCAATATCATGTTTAATGCCAAGACAGAAGAGAATATAAAGAACCTTCCTGAAGGCTATATAGACAGTTTAAAAAAGAATTATAATGATATTTGGGTAAACAGGTATCTGTACGGATCCTGGGACGCTTTTGAAGGGCAGATCTATCCAGACTTTGAACCGAGTATTCATGTAGTAGCTGACTTTAATCCTGATCCATCCTGGAGGAGGTTTATTGCAATTGATCATGGTAGGACCAATCCAACTGCTGTGCTTTGGGGTGCAGTAGATAATGATGACAAGATCTGGATCTATAGAGAGCATTACGAAGCTGGTCAAGATGCAGAGTACCATTGTAGAGCGATACAGGCCTATCAGAATGAAGGCAGATATGAAACCTATGTGATTGATCCAAGTACAGGACCAGGGAAGAAAGATGATCCAGAGACGATTGGCAATAGGTACAGGCAGATGGAGATCCCTGTTATTGGTGCAAATAACGATGTCCAGGGTGGTATTGACAAGGTAACTGAATACATAAAGACCAATAGGCTATTTGTTACCAAGTCTTGTGAGAATTTGAGAAGGGAAATGGTCAATTATCAATGGGAACAGCCCAGTGCATCCAGAATAGATCTGAATCAACCTGAAAAGCCACTGAAAAAAGATGATCATGCAGTGGATAGTTTACGATATATGGTTGGAGAAGTGGTACGAAGTGCCAAGAAACCAGATACCAAGTCAGATACAGAAAAATTTATCGATTCCATCATTGTTGATGTGGATCATTCACAACCACAATGGGATAACGTATAATGGCAGGAATGGATTATTATCCAGCAATGGACCAGGAATCAGCATTGGATCAGATTGCTGAAGCATCCGAAAGAATACCACAGGTAAGAGACTGGTTAGATAAGAGTAAGAAAGCCAGAGAGAATCAGGCAGATAGATGGCGTAAGAATGAAAGACTCTATTATGGTAGACATTGGGCAAACCCAAGCAAGGGAACCGAAAACCAGTCCAGAATGATATTTAACTTCCCATTAGCAGTAGTAGAGACCATCCTACCAATTATTAATGACTTTCAGCCTACGATTGATGTGATGCCACAAGAAAAGAACGATGTATTCTTTGCAGACATGATGCAGAAGAGATTTCAACAGATTGTAGACGAAACAGATTTATATGGCAAAATTATTCAGGCCGTAAAAGACAGTTTGATTTATTCCAATGGTTTTTTGCAAATCCTTCCAGTGGTTACAGAAGAAGGCGTATTTAAGAGTTTTGACATCCAGGTCATTGATCCCTTTACAGTTGTACCCCATCCATATGCTACCGACCTGGATCTCAAGGCTGGTGAATACTTTATGTTTGCTGTTCCAATGGAAACCTCCAGGATATACAGAGAGTTTGGTGTGGAGGCTCCAGCAGATGGCAAGTTAGATGACTATAAAGCCTATCAAAAGGTCAATGATAATGGTGGAATTGAATCTGCAAATGTGGAATCGGAATACGATATGGCTCTTGTGATTGAATGCTACAGCAATGAAGCAGATAAAGAGAAATATCCATATGGAAGGCATACTGTTGTTGTAGGCGATAAGCTGGTAGTAGATGAACCATTAGAGCTCTACAGAATGCCAGTATTTATGGTATCCAATTATAAGAGTCCTCACAACTTCTGGGGTATTGGGGAAACAGACCTGGTACGAACCCAGACCAAAGCAATCAATGAAACCTTTTCTTCTATTAATGAGAACATCAGGAAGATGGGCTATCCAATACGAAAGGTAACTCAACGAGCCAAAGGACAAATGACCAGACCAATTACTGGGTCTCCTGGGGAAGAGATTACTGTTGTAGATCCCAGTGATGTAACCTTTGAGATGCCTCCTCCAATTCCTGGGTATATCCAGAACTATATTGGACAGGTATCCCAGTTTATGGAAGCAATTACAGGTGTGAATGATGTAACTCAAGGGCGTAAGCCAGGAGGAGTAACATCAGGTAGGGCGATTGTGGCATTGCAGGAAGCAAGTCAAACCAGGCAAAGATTTAAAATCAATAAGGAAGTAGCAAGGCTTACCAAAGAGATTGGTGAGTTTATGGTCCAGATGATATTGACTTTTGATGAAGAGATACGATCTATTCGGGAAAGAGATACAGAAGGACAATTTCAATTTACCGAGTTTAATCCAATGGCTGTATACGATGCAGATGGTAACCTGGAAGGGACACCAGAGTTTGATCCTGGTACTGCAAAACGATTACAGGACAGTGAATTTGATGTAGATGTTACCACAGGATCTCGATACGCCCAAGGTAGGGTAGCTAATGAAGAAAGAGCATTGGAACTCTTCCAGTTGGGTGTCTATGGTATTGAAGAAGTGGTCAATGCCTTAAACATTCCTGATAAACAAGATATTATTCAAAGCTGGTATGTACGTAACCAACAAGTTCCTCCTAAGCAACAAGTAGAACAAGTTGAAATGATACAAGATCGATTAGGTCAAATAGTAGCCCAGGTCATGCAGGAAGGACCAGGAGGACCAGGAGAGGAAGCATTAGCACAGATGGTTATGCAGAACCCAGCATTAACAGAATTACCAGA